GGGGCCTCGGAATGCCCTTCGGCCCCGCGCACCTTTATGTGGAACCCCATGGCCCTTACCCGAGACGAATTGAAGGCGAAGCGGCTGCAGGCGCAGGCCGTGGTCGGAAGCCAGATGCAAGCCACGGCCGACATGTACGATCGCGTTATCACAGCCGGCAACCTAGTGGCAGCCGCTCGCGACCTCGCCGAGCAGGCGCACCTCGCCGACCTGAACGCGCAAATCGCCGATCTCAAGGAAATGGCCGAAGATCTGGCAGGGTTCAGTCAAGCGGTCCCTACGACTGGCGCAGCGCCCGCGCCCGCTACCACAGCCGTAAAGCCCTCACAATTCGTATCTGACGCTCTGGCAGTCCTGAACGCAGCCCAGCCCAGCCCGCGGGCGGATGCATGGGCAAAGGGCGACGCATACGCGGGGACGCGCCTGGAGCCGACTACGCCGCAAACTTGATCGTCGGGTCGATCGCCACCATCGTCAACAGCAAGCCGGCGCAGCCTAGCTGCATATCGACAACACGCTGCCCTTTGTGCGGACCGGACGGGTAGGCATCTTCAATCGGTCCGTGGTCAACCAAGACCTTGCCACCCGGCCCCGTGGGCGGGTCATAGATAGAAGTCCCCGACCACACGTACGGAGAAGGGCGACCCGCGTAGGCGTACTTCAGGCCGTTGTATTCTTCAAGCTGTGTCAGCGTCCCGCCTATGCTCCAGTCCGCGTTGTGCGCAGCGAACGGCGGGCAGTGCACCAAGGCATCAACCGCGCCGTCTTCCCATGAAACGAAAGGACCACGGCCGGCGGGAACGTGAACCGAAACATGGTGGAGCGGATCTCCTTGACCAAGTTGCGTGTTCCAATTCTGATCCGCCTCACGTTCGTGAATAACGGCAACGACGGCCCACGGAACCCCGGTCCTGGTCTGAACCGGCAAGTAGCGAACCTTGGCCGCCACCAGGCGCTTCGCCACGCCTGAGAAATCGCGCGTCAACTTGGCGCTCTTCCACCGCGCCGCATTTGCTGTTCTCAATGCTACTAGGGCTTGATCGGTCATCAGTTATTCCCCGCCGCAGTACAGCCTGCGCCATTGCTAAGGTGCGAGCTGTACTGACTGACTGCGTTCCCAACGACAGTACAGCCGGAACCGCCGGTAAGTATGCCGTTAGCCGTCACACTTCCTGCCTGATCGGAAATGCTGTTACCATTAATAGCGTAGCTGAGGCCGGCGTTGATTTGAATGCCGCCTGCACCACTGTAAGTACGGATCACGTTGCTATTCACAGTGAAGTCTTGCAACCAATTATTAAAACCGGCAGCTTGAAATATCCCTACACAATTGGTCCCGGTGTTGCACCGAATGGTGTTGCCGTTGATTGTGTGGTTAATGGCTGCGCCCGTACTCACGCTCGTGTTGTAGTATATCCCTGCGGTTTGCGCATTGTCCAACTGATTGCCCTGCAACAGCAAACCCGTTGCGGCACCCGATGGAATATTTAGCTGAAATTGAATGTCGTACTGATAAGTCGCTATATTGTTCGTACTGACATCCGTACCGCCGACATTAAGTAAGTACAATCCATACAGACCGGTACCGCCGACGCCGATTAAGTTGTTGTGCGTAACCACGTTGCCACCCGTATCCGGAGTGGCTGTGTCGTCTATTTCTATGCCGATCGCGCTGGTGCTGGTGGTCAGTACCCAATTGTTTTGTACGTATGCTTGCACCAAATTTTGAAAGTGCATCCCGAAAGCACCGCACTGGCTTATTACGATGTTGCGAAACGCAGAACCGAATGCGGTCGCTTGCGTTGCATTCTGCACACCTAAGCAGGCCGATGTACTCGTGGTCGTACATGATATGGAAAAATCATGCAGATTGTAATACACCGCCGTGGCGCCGAACGCGAAACCGAAGTTTCCTAAAAACGTGATCCGCGACGAAGCGCCAACTCCTTGAATGATTAGGGAGCCAAACAATCCAGAACCATCAGTTATGTTAGCATTTAGAACGCAGTTGGCCGCTGGCAATTGAAGAGGGACGCCAAGCGCAAATGCTGCGTTCAATGCATTTTGAAATGCCACTTCATCATGGGTCGAGCCGTCGCACAATGCGCCGTACGTAAGTGGGCTGATGTACGTAACGGTTACAGGAGGACAAGTAAAACCAGTTCCGACCGTCCATCCTAAACCTACACAAGTAGACGCCGGCAGCGGGAGGTCAGTAGGTGTGCCCGAACCAATCGCGCCTTTGACCGTATTCGCAGGCGCAGGGGCGAGACCGGAATTCGGCAGCACCTGAAATGAAGGGTCAGAAACAGAACCATTGCTAACGAACGGCAAGCCTACGATGCCGGGCGCCGCATTTCCGTAGCCCGTAACACCAATACCGCGGCCGATCGGTACCGTATGATTGGGTACCTGATACTGTGCGTACGCAGGCGTTACCGCAATGAAAATGGAAAGAAAAACGGCAAGTAGCTTATTCATGGTGCGATAACCCATCCATTAAGATCGACCGAGGGGTACAGAGTAACGCCTGCCGGCTGATCAGGCGTGGATAGCAACTCCCACGATGGTTGCTGCATGATTGAGTTGCCGCCCGAGGGCGTCAAGGTGATGGCGTGACTGACTACGGCACTTGACCAATCCACGATTTGCAACGGCTTACCTGACTGCGCAAGAACAGTGGGAAGTAACAATGTGGTAGCCGCGGGCGCTACGCGTTCGATAGCTACCAACGACGTAAGCGCGGAAACAGTATTAAGCGCAGCCGGTGCGGATTGAAAAGAATACGGAGGCGGCGACGCTAGCTGATCCCACAACGCGGGTGTTGCAATTTGGTACTGACCCGCTAAAGTATTCCATATGTACAATGTCCCTTCGGCTACCCACGACGGTTGCGATGGCTTAAACCACACAGTTGTCGGCTGGTTCACCGTTGGCGCCGTTTGCCCTACGTACAAATTGATGAAACCAGCCCGGGCAAGTGCGGCTATAACCCAATCCAGCCCCGGCATGCTAAGCACGCTTTCGCCGCCGGCCACGTTTCGAAGCAGCGCAATAAAATCACTTGTCGGGGTGTAGCTCATAACTAAAGTTCCGAACTAGCGTCAATCCAGCCGGACGCAGTGTTGAATTGCATCATTGCTGCATTTCCAGCCACCAATGTTGCGCCGGCAGCGGCTCCAGATTGAGTTGCCAGTTGATTAACGCTGTTACCTGTAAAGTTCAGCGCACTGACATTTGTAGCCGCGGCTGCGGTAGCATTCCACACTTCTAAATGCGACAGACTAGATACTAATGAAGCTGGCGTCACTCGCATCTGCGTTGGAAGAACAGCGAGTACGCCAAAAAATTGAGTGGCGCCCCAAACCTGCATCATCCCGATTACATCGGTTGCGCTGCTGGCGTTTCTGCGAAAATAGTACCGTTGACAAAATACCGTTTCAGCAGCAACCGCCCTCAATTCTGGAGCCGGTGGAAGCGCATTAATACCGGTAGCGAGGCCTGGAGTAGCACGAATATCAGCCGCGTCGATCCAGCACGCTTGCGCAGCCGTAAGGGGCGTATTGCAGTCAAAAGTAACTTGGTAACCCTGTGTTGCATTCGCAGAAACGGTGAACGTGTAACTCTCCGTGCACCACGTATTTGTCGCGCACGCCGTCAGGTTGGTAGCCGCTAGATCAGCCGTGACTGTGGTGAAGTTGTCAGAAGCGCTGGCGTAGCCTGTCGATACCTTCGGTGTGACAGAGCCGCCGCTGGACTGTCTGTACTGAAATTGAACTGTTACGATTTGGCCCGCCATTGGCGCAGCCACGTAGCTTTCAATGCGTTGGCTAAATGTTGTGTCGGTGTTGCTCGTGATGCCGACGCACTTTAGCGAAAATAGCGGACCGCCATTTCCGACATCCTGCGCGCATGTAGCCTGCGCTCCAGTCTGAACAACACACCAACCGTCAGCCGTTGAAAGGCATGGCTTGGCTAAGCTCGCGGCAGTCGCTAAAGAAGACGTACCGCGCTGCCAGACAACCATCCCGCCATTGCGAAATTTATTGACGTAGCCGCCCGCTCCATTGACGAACACAGTACACGCCGTAGTGCATGTTGATCCGGATGAAAACGAAACCCCCGAGCCCGCAGTGATCGCAGTAACAGTGCCGGTGCCGGAAACCGTCGCCCATGATGGTACGCCGGCCGAAGTTTCTTCGAGAACCTGTATTCCGGAATTGTTGCCCGCAAGAGTGACCCACGTCGTACCGTTCCAGTAGATTACATCGCCCGCACGCGTAGGAACCGGCCCTACCATGCCACCGGAGGTATTCATACCGAGCCCCAGCGACGTGGCAACGCCCGCTCCGAGGCCCGTAATACTGGCAACCGCAGGCGTACACGGTACCGCAGACGCCGCCGTAATCAGCCCCTTGGCGTTCGTTGTGAAGCTCACACATTGCGTTGCCGAACCGAACGAACCGACATTACTGTTGACGCCCGCAAGCGTGAGAACCGAACCGCCTAACGAGCTGGTGACATCGCCCGTAAACGCAGGAAGTATGTTCGCCGCGGCGCCTGCACGCGTATTCGCCGCCGTCCCGCCTTTTGCGATTGACAGTGGCGACGTACCCGGATTGACTTGAGCTAAGGCCGGCGCCGTGAACGCCAGTAGCAAAGCGAGAATATAACAAAGCTTTTTCATCAGTAGGCTCCAGAACCGTCGGGCAGCGGCGTAAGCGTAATATTTCCGCCGTTACTGTCAATGAGGTACGTATAATTCAGTACCGACATTTGCGTTTGGCCAGCGGATGGTGTGACACTGATGTTGTTCGCCAGCGCGCCGACGCCGCCATCAACAATGGTTAGTTTTTTCGTACGTGCAGCCCAGTTGACATTTACCGTGAACGGAGCCGCCACGCCCGCTTTTATCAGTATCACGTCATCTGCGGGCTGCGCGACGTACGATCCGGTACCGAATGCATTTATGGTCACGTAGTTCAACACGGTCGCACCGCTTGAACTTATGATTTGGTTCCACAGTACAGGCGTGGCAGGTACGTACGCGGAGCCGTTCCATAAAAATAGAGCACCTTCTGCAGCCCACGAAGGTACGCTCGGCTGAAACCACGCAGTAACCGCCTGATTAGTTACTGGCGCAGTTTGCCCTACGTACAGATTAATCAACCCGGCACGCGCGAGCGCGACTACAACCCAATCAAGCCCCGGCATGCGATCGGTACGTATTCCGCCACTCGTTTGCCGCAGCAACGATAAGAAATCGGTTGTAGGGCTGAATGACATTAGTTTTTGCTCGCAATAATGCAATCTACGTACGAAAGCGCTAAGCTGATCGAGTGAGTGTGCGCGCCGCCGCCGCCTTGACTGTCCGTGATGCCAGGATTGCCGTATTCGGGGGGTACGGTGCTAGAAAGACCAGAAGCGGCCGAAAAACCGCTGGCATTAATAACAGAGCCGTGCGTGTGTGGCGGGATCTGCGCCAGCGTCAACGTCGTGTTACCGACTGCAGTCTGTGCAAACACTGTACTGAACGCGGTACCCGGCGTCGTACCGACCGCACCAGACACGACACGCAAACCGTAGTCATTGAGCAGCGTTTGTTTCGTCCACCCCACGGGCGCGGCTGTCTGCTGAAATAGCATCACGGTGCCCGATGGAAACACAGACGGTGCATTCGAAAATGACGGGTTAGCGCCTGCGCCGTTTGTTGTCAAAACTTGACCAGCCGCACCTGGCGGGAGCGCTTGCCATGCAGCAGCGGCGCGATAGAAAACACTGCCTTGTACGCCGCCAACGATGGCATCGAGCAACGCTGATAACCCCTCCCATGACGGGACGCCACCTGCAGGCGTTAGAACTGCGTTCGTCGCGCCAATGCCGAGCGCCTGCCACAACGCCGGGCCGCGGTAAATCAGTTGGCCTTCCGTCGCGCCGAACGTGTTATCAAGCGACATGCTCGTAAGTACGTCAGCCGTACCCGGTATCGGATTGGCAGGCCACGCACCGGCAGCCTTCGGCCCGTAGATGCCGTTCGGCGCATCCGTACGCACCGCAAAATCGCCGTTATTACCGATCGTGTTAATCGGCGGCCCACCAACCGAAGTCCACCAAGAAGTGCCGTTTTGTCCGGCCGACGCCTGCAATAGATCCAAGAACAGCGCGGCCGTGGCCGGCGCATACGCACCTAAAGCCGGGTTCCAAAGCTGCAACACGCCTTCGGCGGACCAACTCGGAACGGCGGCTTGTAGCCATGCCGTGGTCGATTGATTTGCAACAGGTGCGGTCGCGGAAACCGAAAGCGTAAATAGTCCAGCGCGCGCGAGCGCAGCAACGACGATATCCAGCCCAGGCGCTTCGAGCTTCGAAACCTGCCCAGCGATATTACGCCAAAGCCCGATAAAATCTGTTGCGGGGGCGTACGTCATATTTCGTGCGCGTCCTCTGCTGTGTACAGAGGATCAAGGATGACAGGCACGGCAACCGGCGAAGTCGGCCACGCGCCTGCGGCCTTCGGCCCGAAGATCGTCGGCTGCAGGCCATAGTTCGGGTAGCCACCCCAAAGTAGGCAATAGTCGCCATTGATGCCGATATCGTTCGTCGGCGGATACGAACTGAACCATTTCAATTGCGCTTGGTAAGTCACGGGGACCAAAAATAAATAATGCCCCCACGGGCTGGGGTCGTTCGTCACACGCTTATTGTACAGAAACCATGTCTGTACGTCCAGATACAGATCGCCCACGACGCCGGCCTCTGGCGTAGGCGGGCCGAAGCCACGCAAAACCGAGCCGAATTGCTTCGCTTGCGCGAAGATGCCACCTTGCAAACTTCCCTGGTCAAAGCCACTCACAGCGCGTGCTGATCCTCCGCTGTGTATTCCGGATTGAGCACGACAGGTACGGCCGCCGGCCCCGACTGCAAACCAATCTGCGATACCGGATCGCCCGCGTTTGCGGTTACCGGAACGGCAAGAATGTACTCATTGAGCAACCCGACAACGATAAGCTGCGTTGACGAACTGTCCGGAAGCGACGGGCCTTCACCCGATAAACCAACTTGCAGCACCGTGCCGGCGCCTGCAGCCGCAATTGGCACTGTCAAGCCCGCGTCGCCACTCTCAGGCCACGCGCTCGTCTGCTTTGGCCCGTAGATCGAAGGCTGCAAGCCGTAGTTGCTCCAGCCGCCCCAAAGCAGGCAGTAGTCCCCCGCAATGCCGATGTCGTTCGTTGGGGCGTATGAGCTGAACCACTTGAGCGCCGTTCGGTACGGAGCAGGCAGCAAAAACAGGTAGTGCCCCCACGGGTCCGTGTCGCTGGACGACCGCTTATTGTAGAGAAACCACGTCTGTACGTCCAGATACACGTCGCCGACGACACCCGCTTCAGGCGCGGGAGGGCCAAAGCCACGCAAAATCGAGCCGAATTGCTTCGCCTGCGCAAAGACGCCGTGCTGTAGCGTGCCCTGGTCAAATCCAGCCATTACGTGACGGCACCGCTTTCACCGGTCCTAGAAATCTGCAACGCCAGCGCAACCCCCGTACCATCACCGTTGTTGATGTTCACGACACGCAAGCGAACCCAGCCGGCGCGGTGCGCACGGCGGTCGGTCGCAACGACAAGGTTCTGCCATTGATCAATCGGCCATGCCTCCGCGTCCCCCTCTCCGCCGAACATCTTCATTTCGAGCAGGACTTGCACTTCAGCCGCAACGGCTGACTTGGTGACGACACTTTGCGCAACGCTGCCAAACACAATAGACGCGCGGCAGATGTTGACTGCAATGCAATCTCCTTTATTTATGGGAAGCCAGCCGGTAGCGCCGCCGATGAAATCGACATAACAAAAATCGTACTGACGGTTGATGGCTTTAGCCGTGCCGCCGGGCCTGTAGAACATGCTACCTCTTCTTGGAAGCGAACTTCCCTTTCGACGACATGCCGCAGCTCTTGGGCGCCGGCCAGCCCGGCATCGTCGCCGTGATCGGGTTGCGCTTCTTCATGCCGAACTTGCGCGCGGCCGTCATCAGCGGCTTCTTGAGCCGTTCCTCGATGGCTGTGCCCTTGGCTCCTGGCGTGCTCACGGCTTCTTACCGCCTTTGCGGAACCCAGAACCCTTGCCGCCCTTCGTATTGAAGGCCTTGGACGGGCTCCCAGTCGCCGTACCCATGCCAAGCCGGAAGCCGCTCGGATGGCCGCTGTAGGTCACACCGCCGCTGCCGTCGCCTTCCCCGTGCCCGTGCGTAGCCTTGGCGAGCCGGCGGTTGCCGGTGCTGATATCCGCAGCCGCGCCGGGATATCGCTTCAGCGGTCCCGCAGGCACCGCAGGGCGGCCTCCAAACGTCGTTGCCGGCGGCCCAAACTCGTTGGGCACCATGTCATTGTCGCCGGTTAGGTTGAAACCCGTTTTGTGTCCGCAAAAGCGAGTGCTCACTTTTTCCTGCCTTTCTTCGGCGTCTGTTTCTCAATGCGCGGCAGGGTAGCCGCGAGCATCAAAGCCTGCCCCGGGCGCAGCATCCCGGCCCGCTCCATCCGCCGCGCAACGAAATACGTCGCGGGGCTGATCTCGACGTAGTTGCCGGGAACGCCAACCTTCGCTTTGCTGGGCAGGCCGTAGCTCATTTACTACGGCGCTCCGCCGCCAAATTCGCTCGCAGGCCGCGGTGCGAACGGATCGCGCTTGATTTCGTCCTGAAGTGGAGCCGGCGACGCGTTCCATTCGATCTCGTGCCCAGGCTGCTCGCGCGCAATCTGCGCCGCCAGCGGCTCGTCACGCTTCTCCAGCTCGGCCTTCTTCTGCTCAAGTTGTTCTACCTGAGCGCGCGCGTCCGGGTGCCTCGCTGCGTCGGCCAGCCGGCCCCGCGCTGCGCCCACGATATCGGCGAGGTGCTTGTTCACGATAGCGGCGCGGAGGTCGGCTTCCAGCTTGCCAAGTTCGTCGTGTGACTTGACCAGCACTTCTGCGATTGTGGGCATGGGTTCAGATCCTCTCAAAATCGTGATGCGGCCCCAAGGTATCAGGAACCGCGTTCGACGTCACTTCTTTTTCTTGCCCCGCTTCTTGGCGTAAGCAATTGCGACGGCCTGCTTTTGCGGTTTGCCGGCCTTCATTTCCGCCTTGACGTTGGACGAGAACCCCGCTCGCGACTTGGCGGCTTTACCGGATTTCAACGGCATCGTTTGTTCCTCTATCGTTGCGGAAAAGCGCCCTCACTGTACCACCACCGGTACTCGCCTTGTTTGTACTTATCCGGCGCACACAGCTCATTGACGTAAATATCTTCCGGCTGCCCGTCTTCGTCACGTTGAAAATGAGCTTTAATCAGCCCGTTATTCCTCTCGACACTCATACAAAGATATCTTTTGCGAGGCGGGGCCATGTCAGTGCGGAGCCGCGATCGAGGAAGTCATGATCCGCTGGCGCAGGCTGTCCACTTCGGTACGCAACGTTTTCACTTCGTCCAAAATTGTTGGAGCACCATCATCAAGCCTGGCAGCCCGTGCTTTCAAGTCTGCTATCTCCGCGCTCTGTCCGGCCCGCTCTTTATGCAGCTCCGCGCTTGCATCGGCCTCGGCTTGTACTTTCGCGATATCCGACCGCAACCACTCCAGTTCCTTACCGACAACAAGCTTGTATTGGTCGTTGGTCTGGATCGACGTGTAGAGCTGCGCAAGTTGGTCTCTGTCTTTCTCACGCCCTGCCTCAAGCCGGTCGATCCGTACCTGCATCGGCGAGATAATCACGGTGTACATGCTACCGCCCGTGATCACGATCGCACTTATGGCGCCAACCATCGTCTGCACCCACCCGCCGTTAGTAGATGCAGACGCGGCAACCATTTAACCCCCGCTTCGATACCCCATCCGCGCCAACGCGACCGATATCGTTTCGAACCGCCCCAAATTCTCTTCGTGCCGCTTCTGGTCTTCCTTCTCGTGCTTGCCGAGCATCGCCGCTTGGGCGTGCTCAACCTTCCGGAATTGCCCTGACAGCCACCATGCAAGCGCTGCTACCGCCGCAGGCCCGCCGGCCCCGAAGGCGTACTTCATAACTTCGTCCATCTTGAAAGCCTTTCATCCTAAAAATCGTGTCCTCGCTGCCGCAATACGCTCGGCTACCTCTCCGTTCGCCTTCACAACCTCGTTGCGAAAACTCTCCACAGCCGCGCCGGTCTGCCGCGACATCTGCGCATTTTCGATCAACAGCAGCGGCAGGAAGCCGTCAACGCAGCCGTAGCGATCGACGATAGCGCCAGTCTGTGGATCTTGGCCCTTGATGCTGACGAACTTCGGGCAGTCGCATTTTGACACGATATCGCGGCACGAGCGCTTGAAAGCCGTGGCCGGGCACTTGATTTTATGGTCCGGCAGCATCAGCGCCGCCCTACATTGACTTTCTCGATTGTAGCGGTGAACACAGTGACCGCGTTCAGCACAATACGATACTGACCGGCAGGCAGCGTGTACAGCGAGTAAGCAGCTACGCTAATAACTGCGGAGACCGGCGCAACCGTGGTGCCGTCCGGCATCAGCTTGAATAACTGCACAGACGTGCCCGTTAACGTCGCAATCGTCAGCCCGTAGTCGCCTGCGTCCAAAGTGAAATCCGCAGGCGTGGCCGCGATGGCTGCCCAGTACTGATAGCTCTTTGGCTGAGTTACGAGCGCCATTTACTGCTTCATCCAAGTGCCTGCCGACGAGCACACCACCATGGCCGTAACGGTACCGCCGCCGGCCGCTACCGTGTTGTAGACCGGGGTGGCGGCAGCGTCCGTAACGACGCGAAGGATGCCGATATGCGACACGTCGCACGTGGGTAGTTGCGCCACCGTGGACGCGAGAAGCTGCGTTCCGCCCGCGCCGTTTGTAGACGGAATGCCGAACTTTGAAGTTTGGGCCGCCGCCGCGCCCGCCAAGCTCGCGAGAACGATGGCAAGAGTTACAAGAAGTGCCCGCATATCAATGCGCTCCGATCGGAAACGCAAGCACCGCGGCGCCCGGTCCGTTGGCCGCGTAGCCGCAAATGCGTGCTTGCGTGTACATCGGCAAATCCGACAACGAGTTGCCCGCCTGCAAGCCGATGTTCGGAGTGGGAAGCCCTGCGCTGAACGCCGGACACGCCACGCCCCACGAAACCACGGCCGCGGTAACCGTCATCGCAGCCGAAAGCGTGATACCCGTGGTCCCGTTGAACGCGGCCACCGTCGTGCCCGACGTGATGCCGGCGCCGGAAATGATGCAGCCGACACATGGCGGGTTGGCAGCGGCACTGGCCGTGAGTGTCAGGGCCGTGGTGCCTGGTGCGGTGCCCGTACCGCTGCCCTGCGACGTGAACAACCACGCGTTGCCGAGCAGAACACGCATTTCCAGAGGGCCGTTGCCGAAATCGACAATCGAGTTGGCAAAGATCGGCACCGGCTGTTGCACGACGACTTGCGCCGCCGCGACTTCGGGAAGCGCGACGCCGACCAGCATGGCCATCGCGAGCAGAAATTTCTTCATGGTGTCTCTTCCTTTTGAAACTGTTGCGTTGCTCGCAATTAGTCGGCGCCGAGCCCGGCGTTGCCCTTGTAGTGCCGCGTGCGGTTGAACGTCACATGAGCGACGAAGCCCGGCGAAGTCGGATCGTTGCCGATCTGGTGACCCGAGCTGAGCACGCGAAGCGGCAACGTTGACGTGCTCGCAAGTGCGGGGTTGAGCGACACACCCGAAATGCCGAAGCGCGTGGCTTGGAAGCCGGCGTTCGCTTGTAGATCAGCGCCGTCGTTGAGCAGCAAGTTGAACGCGGTGCCGGGGACGGTGGGGACCGTGATGTCCATTTCCACGTCCGGGTCCGTCTCGACGTAGACCCATGCCTGCGTGCTGGCCGGGATGTACTGGAAGCCGTTTTTCGCCATGTACAGCGAAATCGGACCAAAACCGACAACAACGCCGGCAATGATCGAAGTCGTGTCGGCCGGAACCCATCGCGAAATGTTCGGTGCGATCGAGGCGTTACCGAGCTGCGAACCGCCCGCGTTGCCGATCACAACCTGTGCAGCGGACGGCGGCCCAATGTTTGGGATGATGTCGCTGGCACCCTGCGTACCGATGCTGGCCGACGCAAACACCACGATATCACCGCGGAAGATCGCTGCGGCGTTGGCCGCCGGCACCGCGAAAAGGCGTACCGAAGCATGGAACGGATCGCCACCGCCGAGAACCGTAGGCACCAAACCAGAATAATGCCGGAAGCCGCCCCCGAGGACGGGTTGGTTGACAATTTGGACCACGAGTGGGCCTCCCAAGTTGAAACGATGCGAAACGCTATCACGTTAAAGTGTATGACAACAAGAGCTTGTTTTACGGGGCTTGACTGTAAGACAAAACGGTGTATGACAAGCGCGGGTAGACATGGGGGCTTACGTACATGAGCGTGATTTTCGGGCTGATCCTGGCTATGATGGCCCACCCGCAGCACGTCGCGGTGCGGCGTTTCGATACGGCGTACGACGCAACTTCGTATCCGGTGCCGCATACGCTCGCCGTCCCGGTTTCGCTGTACACCACTTAAGGAAAGTCATGAGCCGACTCGATTACATGGTGGCTTACGATCTCGCGATCCAGCTCGTGAAGAAAGCCGGCTTCGTCTTGGATCACGTCGCGATGCAATCGGAGACTTGCTACTATCGCCATCCTTCCGTGAAGAAGGGTCGTTTGCTACGCGTATCGACGCACCGAGGGAAAAGACGCATCGGCCACAATGGCGTCGTTTCCAAGGTTACATGCGGTCGAAAAGATATGCACCTGAATCCTACATCGGTAGAAAATCAGGTCATCCACGCTATCGGCCGATATTTCCTGACCGAACCAAAGACTTCAGAATACCGCGGCAAGCGCGGTACTTGGGAGAATAATGATTTAACCCTAATGAGTTGTTAAAGAAAGGCGTACATATGGCCTTCCCTTGGGAACCAAGCCCAGTGCAGCAAGCAATTTTAAACAGCGACGAAATTCCGGCTTGCATCCGACGCGACGGAAACAACCGTGCGCCGTTCATGGACTTTCTAAGTGCACTGCACGTCAGTCCCGCAAAAGATCCTCCAACGAAGCCCCCTGCATCGGCTCCGCCTTCGGCAGCCACGAATTAGCCTCCCGACGCATCGCAGCCCTAACTACGCCGGTCACGCCGCTGTCGCGCGCACGCTCGAAAAGCAAGATCTCGCCTTCCGCAAGCGCCTTGTCCACGTCAGGGTCGTCCTTGATCGCGGCCCACTCAATGCCGGCGGCGCGCAACGCCAGCTCGCGGGGCACGCCTTCACTCAGGCGCTGCAAGAGCAGTTCTCGCGGCGTCTGAGGTTCTTTCTTTCCTGGGAAGGTCCACGGGAACATCAGGCCTTCTTGGCTTGACCGATCTGGTAGGGCATCCATTCACAGAAAAAACCCTGCGGTACCGGATCTTCTTCCTGCCGCATAGTGATCGACGTGCGCGGCACCGGGTTGCCGTTCGGGTCAAATACGATCAGGTTGACCAAACGCGGGCCGTGAACATACGTCACCATGGCCGCACATGGTTGGTCCTTCATGCTTCCGCCCGGCCGGTACCATACTACGCGGCCAACTGTCGGTTCAATCATTTTGTCCTCTTTAAGGTTACTCGGTTGGTTTGCGGGTCGTACTCATAATCGCGTGCGAGACGCCCGCTTGTCTTCGTCGCACGGTCGATTGCGCGTCCTGCCGGCCCCAGCATTTCGCGGTGCAGGCCTTCGGCAGTCAGGCGTTCCGAGTTCTGCTCTACGTGACCGCGTTCACGCAAAATTGACAACGCCATGTCGCGATTGCCGCCGAGCTGCTCGGTGAGCCGGTCGATAAGGGGCTGGTGCTGCGTCATTGCATCGTTGCGCCACGTTGCGCGGCCGTCTGCGCGGCCTGCGGCAACCCTGATTTGACTTCGTTCGCCAAGAAATCCTTGAACATCACCGCCTTGCCGAGTACGCGCGCATTCATGTAGCCCTGCACGAGCTTGTACAGGCGTTGACCGCCGACAAGCGCGCTGATCATGCCCACCGTAGGTACGCCGTGCAGATTGGCCGCGACTTCGCCGGCAATCACTGGCCCCATCAGCGCCGCCTCCGACTTCCAATCGCCTTTGGCGCCGGCTTTCATCGCGTTGAACGCACGAAGCGCGGACGGATCGCCCTTGGCAAACTCGGTAAAATTCTTTTGCAGTTCGCGCGCGGCCGGCGTATTGCCCTGCGCCAGCACGCTCTGCATCTTGCCGTAATTCATGCCCTGCGTAGCATTCATGACTTTGGCGTACCGCTGATCGAGGTTTTGCAGATTTTCAATGATCTTCGCGCCGCGTTCCGGCCCGAACACGTACGCCGCAGCCGCCTTTTGTTGATTGCGTACGCCCTGAAACAACCCGTCCATGGCATCCGCGCTCGGTTTATCCGCATTTTGCAGGAACGAAAGACGCTTCTGGATCAGCTCCGAACCCGCGTCTTGAAGCTGCTTCCACTTCTCGCCCCAATCCTTTGCTGGCGCCTTAACCAGCATTTCGGCGTGCTCGGCCTCGGGGCGGAACTGCTCAGGTACCTTGCCCGTAGGATTGTCAGCCGTACGCAACTGCGCCGTAGGACCGTCCGGGATGGCCTGGTTAGGCTTCACCGCTCCGACACCGGTATCGGCGACCTGCGTACGCAAATCGTTATAGCCCGCCGATACTGCGCGCCTCTCGGAAGCCGCGCCTTTCATCACCTGCGCTTCGCCCGATGGCACGCCAGCCTTGGCTTGCTCGTACGCGTGCACCATATCGTCAGGGTTCTGGCCGTGATCCTTGATCGCCGCAGTAGCGTCATCGGCTGCTTGCTTTGCAGCCTCATACTTCGGATTGGCGCCGGCATCACCCGGTAACTTTGGCGGCTCGCTTGCCATCGTCGCGCGCGCCTCCGCCAGCTTACCCGCACTCGCCGACAGATCGGCTTGTGCGCCCGTCGTGTAGCGAGACAACGCCTTGTAGGCCGCCGAGCCGCCCATTGACACGAAACGACCAAGCGCCTCGCCCCCAAGCGCGTAGCCGGCGCCTTCGGCCGCCGAGCCCGCGATGTCCGATGCATCGCCGCCTTGCAACGCCGTCGCGCCCGCGTTCACGGCTGCCACGCCCCCGACGCGCGCCGCAGCGCCGAGCACAGGGCTAGCTTCCGGCGCGATGCCCAGCACGGCGCCGAGCGCGGCCTGCTTCGTGATCTTCGCCGGATCTTGCTCGCGGCCTTGCATGTAGTCCTTGAATGCCTGACCAGCCGCTCCGCCGGCTCCGCCGCCCGCCATTCCACCAAAGGGACCGCCCGCAAGCATCCCGCCCAGCGTTCCCGCTGTGCTCGCGATTGCGGGCGCGTTGCTGACGACAGGCCCCGCGGCGCGTTCCGCTGGCGTCGCAACGTGGTCCCCCGCGGGCGTGGTGCGGCCGGTCCACGGCGCGGCCCCGACATCAGGCAGTGTTGCTGTCCTATCTGGCGCCGACGAGCTCGGAGCGCCTTTACCCATTTCCGCCTGATATCGCTGCAGCACCGTCGCCGCAGTCGGCCGCCCCTTGAAAAACATCGGATTATTGCGCGCCGCTGCTTCGCCCACGATCGAGCGCGCATCAGCGTTCGGATCTGCATGCAACAACGCAGCCGCCCCCGTGGCACCGAGATTATGCGCCACGTAGAGATTGGCATCGTTGACGGGCAGCCCCGCGCTTTGCAGCGATGCAGCATTGGCGGCCGTGAATTTCTCCATCGCCTGCGTTTGCTGCTGCGGCGTGGCATCCTTTGCGCGTGCCGGCGCGCCTGGCGGCTTATTGGCTGCCCACGTGCTGTCAATCATCTGAAACGCGCCGGATGCGCTGGAGCCCGGCGTCGTGGCAGTCCACGGGTTCTTACTGCCGCCGCTCTCGATCCGCTGGGTGCTCGTCAGATAAGCCGGTGTTACGCCTGGGGGCGGCGTGAAGCTGACCGGCTGCCCGGCGATCGTAACCGGCGCGGGAGGCGAGCCCCCGCCTGCCGGACCGGAACCCGCTGGGGAGGTAGAGGCCGGGCCTGCAGGCGGAGTGCCCTGGGATGGCACGCCCGGCGCGATGCTAGCTTGCTGTACAGGCGTTTGCAAGGGCTGCGCACCCGGCAATTGCGCGGTCGTCGCTGTCCCCGGCGGTACGTTGGTTGCGCCGGCACCAGGGCGTTGAGCGCCGAGCTGCAGCACGCCGTCGCCGCCACCAATTGCCTGATGATTTGGCATCATGCGCGTAACTTGGGCGTCGTGGCCGCGCTCGATTGCGTCGTCAATCTCGCCGTTCTCGCCTTTGCCGTAGCCAAATACGCTGGCGTCAAAGCCCAGCGCTCCAGCCCGTTCCGCGGTGCGGCCGATGCGACTGCCCACCGTCTGATCGTTGTAGGCTTTGAGCGTGTCGAGTACCTGGCGTTGCTGGTTTTGCGTCAACTGCGTTAAATACGGCTTGACTTTCTCCGGATCTGCGCCGCCGGACAGTGCATTGATGCCGCCCGCGTAGTTCGCGGCGATGGTATCCAGTAAACTTTGCGTGTACGCGCGTTTTCCGCTCTCGATCTTCAACAGTCCTGCGGTAGCGCCGCCACCGCCACCGCGCAACATGGATGCAAGCCCCTCGGCGATGCCTTGCTGTACATTCGGATTGGTATTCAACGGGTTTTTGGCGTCGGGCGGGATTGGGTTGCCCTTGCTATCCGTCGTAGCGAGCTGGTACGTGCGCGCAAAAGCGCGGTTTTTCTCGATTTCCGGCTTGGTCACCTCAACGGCAGCTTCGTCGCGCATCGCTTTGCGCTGCTCATCCGTGCCGAGCGTGAAATCCTGCCCCAATTTACGCGGGTCAGCCATGCCGTTGACGACAAGCCCGCGCGTGCCCGATGCGCCGTTACGCGACCATGTGCCGTTCGTGACTTGATCGCCGTAGGCCGTCGTTACGCGGCCTTTGTACGTGTTGGCCTCCTTCTCTTCCATTGGCTGGTAAGTATTGCGGTCCTCCAACTTTTGCCGCAGCGTATCGATGCCGATGCGCGCTTCGCGCAGTGCCTGGCCTTCGCGTGCCTTGGCCGCGTTGAACTGATTGAAATCATCGGGCACCTTCATGCCCATGCCTTCGAGTTGCGATAGCGTACCATCCTGGCGCAGCGACTTGATTGCGGCCGTGTACTCGCCCTGGTTCGTCATATTCGACAACTTATCGAAAGCGAATTGCGCGTTCGTCAGGTGGCCGGCCGCGGCCTCGTGCACCTGATCTTGAATGGCTTCGGCCGATTTTGGATCGACGGCTTGCAGGCCCTTGAACACTTGCAGGTTGCCCTGCAGCGCCTTGGACTGCGCCACCGCAACGCGATCAGCCTGCGTCGCTTCGTCCGGCACCTCGCCGGGATCTAGTCCCAGCGTCGCAGCCTGCGTGCGGTTGGCCTGCATGTCCGCTTTTTGCTGCCGGATCTTCTGCAATTGCTCGGTTGCCGCCGGCACGAAGTTGCGCGCGGCCTGCACGCCCTCGGGGTTGAAAAATTGCAGGATGGGATTGCTCGCTACGGCGTTGGCGCGCGCGACGCGCTGCTGCAGCAGATCAGCCGTTTGATCGAGCGCTGACGCTTGCGGGTCCGGCGGCTTATAGTTGGCCCCGCCAAAGCCCGCGCCGATACCGGACCCGAAGATGCCGCCTTGAGGGGCGGAAGGTGCCGGCTGCGGTGCAGGTGCGTCAGGAACAGCCGGCGGGGGCGCCAAACTCAATGCGCTTCCGAAGTCCGTATTGCCGCCGGCCATCGTTCCAGGGGGCGTGCTACCGCCGAATGCGCTGTCATCCATAATGCCGGCTCCTATTCGGAACCGAGGTTAGCACGTCAGACGGCAACTTGGCTAGGTAGGCTGCGGCGCCACGCCAGTAACGAGCAGGATGACGGCGATAATCACAACGACCGCCAATCCTGCCCAGATCGCGTAATCTCGTTTTTGATCAGGCGTCATGGCTCAGCGCCCACCTTGCAGAATAAAGCCGAAGTCGTGCCACCCGAGCAAGAACAGCAAAAACCATAAAAATATGCTGGTCAAATACGGGCCGCGCGTACCGCCCCAACCCCACCAGCCGACGCCCGCGTACGCAAGCAACCACATGATCATGAGGATCCAAAATAGCAGGCCGATCGGCATGGCGCAGTCCTCCAATGAACCACGGTAAACGCTGGGGTAAGACAAAGGTTCCGCTAACCGAGCAAGAGAGCACGCAGCTCGCGCCGGTATCGCCACAACCGCTTTGGAATGCGTAGCGGAATAACTGGCATCTTCCCTAGCAGCAACGCACCGTTTCGGTACGCCTTGGCACGTTCATGCTTGAACTGCCTGCGCCACCGTTGACAGAAATTCACAGCACGGCCACGCATCTTGGGTTGCTTGTGCGCCATCCGTCGCTGTCGTGTTGCTGGTGTCATTTGCTGATGCGACCGATTGCGAAGCCAAGCACGCCCACTCCGAACAAGAAGAAACCGCAAGCCAGCAAATCGAGAGCGGTATCTAGCCGCTCGAAGGCCAGCATGCCGCCGCCGAAATCGTTCACGGCTCTTCCTTCGAGCAGCGCTTGATCCAGTCCGATCGCGCGGGCTCGTTGGCCGGTGCCAGCTTGATGCAGTCCCGCGCGAAGTCGGCGCGCGTGTACGGCTGCTGTTGGGGCGCAGGGTCGGCGATGCGACCCATTCCGCTCATATTTTGCGCAAAGGCCGGCGTGGCGTGCGTCAAGATCAGGGCAAAGGCAACGGCGTAGCGCATGCGAGGGCTCCTAAGTTCATGAGTGGCCGGGCTTTCCCCGGCCTGGTCTCATGTTGGTTTCTCCGTCAAGGCTTCTCGTACTGCTTCAAGCGTCGTATCATAGCTGTCATACGCTGCCGGCGCGGGTTCGTCAATAGTGCGTTCGTGGTGCTGGTGCGCCCGGCGGCGTGCGCGCAAGTCTTTTGACGATAAGGCGATCATATCGTCCACTCAGGACGCTGGTAATGCAAATAAGCAGTTACAGGATCAACACGCCTTCCCATTTTCACACGCACAACAGGCTTGAAGTCCTCAATGCGACGCTTCCATCGCTCGGCGTACCCAGCAAGACGTAAAGTAGCACCGTCCTCACTGATGAAAGTTACTACGTGATCAACTAGCCCGCCCTTGGCATAGCGTACACGCGCCCCCGGAACGATGTACGGATTAGTCATGGCTAATCACCCCGTCTCCCGTTTCGATCTCTTCAGGCACTCAATAACCCGTAAAACCGAATTGTACGCCTGCTGGATTTCAAGCCCCGCGGTCTCGTCCGCAGTCAAATCAAGCTGACCTAAGAACCATCTGGTGCGCTCTAATTCTACTATCACAAATTCTTGTTTCGGGTTGATAACGCTCATAGCCCAGGCTCCGTGCTCTTGCTCCAGTGCATCCAGGCCGTCGAGTTGACGCTGTAGAAGAAACGCTGCGGCGAGCCGTTCCACGTGATCCACACGCCCTGCGGCGTGGTTTCGACGACATCGGCAATCGAGCCTGGCGCCATAGGGTTCTCAACAGTATCGCCGGCTTTGAGCGCGGCAAACTCTTTGATGTTCATAATCCGCCTCTAGGAACTGAAAAAGTAATTGTGTTGCCTTTGATTTCAAAACCGTCGAGCGCGTGCAGCGAGCCCATAAAACAAATTTCAACACCGCCGCCGGCTGTCTTCGGACGCCGACTCTGAGTATCCGCTACGCGCGCGGGCATAAAATGCAGCCCCGCGCCAATGCAGGCCGCAGCAGTGATGGCAGCAAATTCCTTGATATTCATAATTCACCTGCCAATGCCAGCGCAACAAACAGCGCCATGTTGAGAATTACCCACAACTCGAAAAGGTGCCAAATCACAGCTCGTCGGCCAGCAAATCAAGAATGCCCAAGATGACACCCACTACCACGATATTACTAGGACTATCTTGGGCGAGCTGCTGCAATCGGCGCCGCAACCGCTCGATACGCTCGCGCTTGGAACGCTGTTGCTCGGTCATGACAGGCTCGGATTGAGCATGCATTGCACGGCCCACACGCGATCGAGGGCTACGAGAAACTTCGCCTCGTACAGCGAAACAAATTTACTGTAGCGACGCGCCCACCTGAGATCACCCTGAGCGCAAAGCAACGCCATACGTGCTTCGAATAAAAGCTGTTCCATTTTCACTTCCCCTTCTTCGCCGAGCAGCGCAACGTGTACACGTCGCTAACCGTAATGTACGGCGCAATCAGATCTCCATGGCCGGCGTCGCGGAGCTTCTTGATGCTGAGGCTTTCGCGCTCGCTGAGCGACATCGTGGCATCGAACAGCGCACCTTCGCGGAACTCGGCGCGGCCGGTTTCCTGCAGCGCCTTCTTAATCGCGTCAAGTTTGGCTTCGATCGCAGCGGCCTGCGCCTTCAAGGCGCCGTACGCGTCAACCATGTCGCCGATGTTGAACAGCGCGCCGGCTACGATCTCGGTTGTGGGGATGTGTTGCATATTGCTCTCCAGCAAGGTTGTGTGAGATTGTCAGTACAGAAGAAATTAAGAGGTGTCAAGCGTGAAATTCAACACCCCTATTTGTTTCTTGCAGGTGACCCAAACGAGCCAAGCTATCAAGCGTAGTGCCGTCCATCTTATAAATCGAAATCATTTCTGACCGGAACGCGACCCAATCGCACGGAAATGCGCCCAGCGCTGCATGCAAAGCTTGCAAGGTAACAAAGGTCTTCTTGGTGCTTTCAAGTTGCTTGGTCATTTTGTGCTCTCCAGCGGTTAACTTGTATCTTACATAGCACGTCGTACGTACGTGTCAAGCCCTCTTTTCAATTTTCTTCGAATAGCGCCAAGCCGTATCCGTGTCCATACGGAGCAACCATGCCAGCTTGCCGATCTCGTACTTGTCGCAGATTGCGTCCCAATGAGCCACGGCAGCCCGCCCGTTGATCGGCGAAGCAGCGATGGCAATCCGTAGCGCGCTGTCCGCCGGCTCCCTGGCAGCCGCCAGAACGCGTTCCTTCCGCTTCGTGCGCTCGAAGTCCGTACGAGCTAGCCGCCCGATCATGATCAGGTCGTCGATGACGCTCGCAAGCAGCCCGCCACAAAGCTCCGCGAGATCCATCGGCAATCCGGCTTGCCTGCATTGCGTCGTAAGCACAGCCGATTGCAGACGTACGAGCGGCCTTATCCGCTCAGCGTGCGTGCTGGCCGTCTCTACTGCGACCTGGGGGAGCCGTGTTGCTGGAAGGTTCATGGTATCCGTTTGGTCCCTAGGTATACATTAGTAACCTACCCGTCTCCCAAACGTAGCAGGCCTCCACCTTGTCAGGCAAGCCCGAGCGTAGCGCTGTAGGGCGGCCTCTTCTTGAGTGTGAAACACGTGAGGCCTACTCCGTAGGAGTACTAACTTCAATAGGATGTCCTTTAATGGGCAATCCTTAGTACGGTCCCATAAGGCATTTATTGAATACATAACGGATACTTAGGATCTATTAGATACTTAGAAATCTCCCTTAATGGGTCGTCCTTAGGGATTATCCCTAGAATGTCCATTGAAACATTTCGTGACTTGACGGCTCCTTAAGGATCAGTCACTAAGGATGCACACAAACGCTGGAGAGCAGAAGATGACCAAGCAACCCGCCGATCTCAATGACAGCCTCGACGACCTTCTGGACGCGCCGGTCGGCGAAGTTCGCACGGCCATCCACGCTCCCGTTGATTATGCGCCCAAGGATTTTTCGGAACCATGCTCGAAGTGCCGTGGTACCGGCCGCTTTGTTAGCTATTCAGGCCGTACGCTGGGCCCCTGTTTCGCCTGCAAAGGCGCCGGCAAACACACCTTCAAGACTTCGTCAGAAGCCCGCGCCAAGGCGCGTACGTCGAAAGCCGACCGGAAAGCGCAAGAGGCTCTTGAGTGGGCGGAGCAGCACGCAGCCGAAATGGCATGGGTCAATAATGCTGCGGCCCGCGGCTTCGAGTTCGCTGTGTCGCTGCGGGCCGCTCTGACGCAATACCACAGCCTCACGGATGGGCAGCTCGCCGCTGTTCAGAAGCTCATGGCTCGCGACGCCGAGAGGGCTGCGGAACGCGCTGCGGCTGCCCCTGTCGTCGAGACGGCCGGCGTTGACCGTCTCAAAGCTGCTTTTGATTTCGCGATTTCCAAGGCCGCCGAGAAGGGCCGCGGCTTTCGCAATCCGCGCATCACGATCGGCGGTGTTGTCATCAACCCGGCCGGCGCAAACTCCAAGAACCCGGGCGCGCTTTACGTTAAGTCCGGCGGCGAATACCTTGGCAAGATCGCATCGGGCCGGTTTTTCGCTGCCCGCGAATGCACCCCGGAACAAGAGAAGAAGATCTTGGCTTTCGTCGCCGACCCGAAGGCCGCTGCCAAGGCGTACGGGCAAGAAACCGGCGTCTGCTGCATTTGCAACGCCACCCTGACGAACAAGGAAAGCATCGAAGCCGGCATCGGCCCGATCTGCGGTTCTAGGTTTGGATGGTGACATGCACCAGGCAATAGGCCTCGGCCTTCTGATCTACCTCATCGCGTTCGCATTCGGCGAGCGCACGGCGCGAACCGTAGTCGGTATCGCGCTTGTAATTGGAGCGCTGGCGTTCGCGTACGTCATGTTCCGCATTGTGGAAGGAACGATATAATGCATTCACGAGACGCGTGGGAAAAATGCGGTAGCGGCCCGCAGACCATCAAAGGTAAGACATACAGAAGCCTGACCGAGTTCAAACGGCCGTGCTCCACTTGCGGCGAGCCGTTCTCCATCTTCGTGACCAACAAAATCGCAAGTGGCCACGCCGATAGCAACAGCTTCGGCCTGAAGAATTGCGAACGCCATCGGCAGAACAAATCAATTGCGGACAACGAGGAACTTGAGCGCCTGCGCGAATGGGAAGAGGTATTTCACCGCGCGCTCAGGCTCGTGCAGAAGAAACTCGGCCCTCACGCAACGATGTCCAAGATGGACGAGCATATCGCATTGCTGATCAAGGCGACTGACGAGGTTTTCGCCGAAGCTACTAGGATGCGTGCTGAGCTTGCGAAGTATGAGCTGCAACCGGCTATGGTAGAGGCACAAAAGGTAACCGCTATGAATGGTGCCTTGCCAAACAAAATGCCTTGGGAGTAAATAAAAGTCCCGACGCAGGGCTCAATCTGCGCCGGGACTGATAGGCTACACTCTCGATCGGGACGAGAATGCTGTTCATAGATAGCCAAGAAAAGCTGCGGCTGCAAGATGCAGGTACGCAATCATTTCCTGCCACAATTCAAGCTTTTTGGAACGCCGCAGTACAGCGCGGCTTGTTTCCGCTGTCTATCGCACGGGGCTCGAAGGCTCCCATAGGAGAAGGTTGGAATGCGTGGACCTCACCGATCCCCCATCCAGGAACAGGCAGTGTTGGGCTGCGGTGCGGCGATGGGGGCCTTACTGCTTTTGACGTGGACGCTAGCAGTACTCACGCATCAGAGCGATTGCTTTCTGCTTTTCGTAGTGTGCTGGGCAGCAGCGTACCTGTGCGTTGGGGGCGCCGCCCTCGTTTCCTTATTCCTTTTTACCTGACCGACGCACCCGTACAAGGGCGTACGTTCACGTTTCCTGATGGTGACAAGCTCCAGCTCATGGGCGGACAATTCGTCGCCTTCGGCCCGCATAAAGACACTGGAGAAAACTATGCCTGGGAGAATTGGGACGCAGAATGGCCCCGTCTATCAGTTTCACAACTTCAGCATGTCCTTACAGAAGTACCTGCTAGGGCTGGCACCTCCCTCCGATTTAGCGCCGACCATGAGACCGCCAGCCCCGACGAACTCGCAGAGGCGGTTCCGCAAACACAAGACGAATGGCAAGCCGGCAGAGACGCCGCCTGCCGATACCTCGGACTGCTCAAACAAGAGCTAACCGGCAAGCACGAGGGCCGCGGATCCACGATCTTCAGCATCGTCGGCGTACTGAAGTTCGCCGAGCTGCACGGGATATGCACGCGCGACGAGATCGAAACCGCAATCATTGAAGCCGGCCACCATCTTGACGAAGGGCTAGGCGGCCGTACGCTTCGCGAAGAAATCGAGCGTCACAACGACTTGCCGGTGTTGCGCGGCAACTTGATCATGGGCGCCATCATCGCGCGCCGAACGATGTTGCGGGGGCTAAGTGATGCACAAACCCTGCCGATGCTGGTTTCACGTACGGGCTTTGAGATATCGCTGGAGGATAGCACAGATGAATTACCGTGGTTACTATACCAGCGTATCCTATGCGGCGAGGTCCATTTTTTTACAGGGCATAGTGGTGCCGGAAAGTCTACCGTCGTCAGTGACGTGGCTGTACATCTTCTCACCGGGCGCCCATGGCTCGATAGTGATGTTGAACGTACCAACGGTCATGTTTTGTGGGTTGCCGCTGAAGACGATTACAGCACAGAACGACGCGTAAGGTACCTGCTAAAGCAGGAACCAAATGCACGCGAGCTGGCGGATCGCTTCCATCTGATCCGCGGCGTAGCCGAACCGCTGGCGTTCGAGCTCCAATGCATTGCGCAAGTCCAGGCCATGGCTGCCATGGGCAAGCGCGTGGATCTGATCGTGGTGGACACGTGGGGCGCCTCGGGGCTGTGTTTTGCCGATAACGATACCGAAAAAGTCCTCAAGGCCATGTTCGTCTTGAAAAACATCGCCAAACGTACAGGCGCCGCCGAGATCGTGACGGATCATTTGCCGCTCGGCAATGAGGACGCATGGCAGAAGGGCAACGGCGCCAAATCAGGCCAAGCCGGGTTTCTGTACCGCGTCACCGCCGGCAAGGAAGATCAGGTATCGATCGATTGCGGCAAGGCGCGCGGCGCCCCGAAGGCGCGAAGCTATGCCGGCAAGATCGTGTCCGAGAACTACGGGCAGGATAGCAAGGGGCGTACAACGACTGTGAACGTGTTCAAGCGTCAGGCGCCGAAGGAACAGCGCGAGCAGAGTGCAGTGATGCACTTGGCCGCGGCCCTGCCTGGCGCCGTAACCGGCGGCATGAACGCCCTTCGTGACGGCCAGATCGTATCTTTCGACAGCGTAGCCGGTGAGATCGGCCACAGCGTCAAGGGCGAGAAGCCTGAATACGTCGTCAATCGCGACGCTGCGCAAAGAATGTTCGATAAAGACGGCTTGAAACTCTTGATTGACACGGGACACTTACGTACACTGCATGGGCAGCCGTTCCTGTTCGTGTTTGCGCCCGGTGGCGTAGCAAAACCGGAATTGCTGATGCCTTGGGCTTTTATGGGAGTGAAGATGCCATGGGAATGAACACGCCAGAAACTATTAGCAAATTGTTGCGCGCTATCGCAGGCGGCGTCGATGCAAAGGAAAATAACCATGACGTTATTTTTCTAGCGGCTGCTCGCATAATTGAAGAGCACGAACGCGATGTACAGCATCTTAAGCAACTCTTGAACGGCTATAAAGCTTTGTTAAAATGACTGAATGGAACGGAGTTTGCGCATGCGGCAAAACAACGATGGATGGCGTACGCTGTAAGTACGGTGCTACGCATCAGCCGCTCTTGCGCATGCCGTGGGAGTCGCCAAAACGAGAACTTGAGAAGGAGAAATCTCCGTGGGAAAGTTAGAAGATCTCGCGCAGCGCAGTTTCAAGATGTTAGGATGCGCAGAAGGATATTTCGCCGCAGCAGCTTACAAAGAACAGCACGAGCCGCCCTATAAGAAAGGGAAGGCGTATCAAGAGTTTGTAGCTATCAGAGACTTGCTGGCTGACTTAGAACGCGTAGTCCGTGGCTAACGAGCTAACCACTAGGTTTCCGTGGGAGCCTGTACCTGTCTCTGAAACCGTGGCGCTGCTGCAACGTGACTTCGCGTACGCCGTACGAATGACCGCCGTTGTCGTGCATTCGAACCGGCCAGAGCTTCAAATCTGCGTGAACACGGCGCGGGGCCAGATCGTACCGCGCGGTGAGTGCAGGTTTACGGACGGCAGCACGATCGAATTACACGATATCGGCATGCCACAAGTTGGCTGTTCTGAAATGTCAGTACGCGAGCTTATGGACCATGTTTGGAACGTGGCGCGAGACTTGGGGCTGGAGTTGTGAGGATACTGGACATGTCGGGCGGCAACAGAGCGGTGCGGTTTGACAAAACAAATCGTGATACGGTGTACGTCGATTTGCGAGCTTCCGTGGAACCTAATGTCTGTGCAGATACGCGCATGTTGCCTTTTGCTGCCGGCGTTTTTGGGCTAGTATTATTTGATCCGCCACACAAAAACAACGCGGTAAACGGCAACATGGTTCGTAGCTACGGCCACCATACGCACGCCGAGATACGAAAAGTAATAGAAGGATCAGCTATTGAAGCACATCGAGTTAGCCGTACAGACGCACTTATGGCGTTGAAATGGAATGAGCATTCGATCAAACTAACTACTGTGCTAGAGCTGCTGCGGCCCTCATGGGAGCCGCTATTTGGTCATGGCGTCTCGCACCAACAAAAAGGTACTTCATGGGTTATGTTACTTCGGCAGTCATGGCCCTGGGAGTTGTAATAATTCGTGATTAGGCGTACTCACAAATCGTGCTATGTACGTACATCAACAACCGCTGGAGAGCGCCATGTCCCTAACCAAATCCCAACTTTTCGCCCACGCCCACGCAATCACCCGCATGAAGAATGCCGCGTACTTCGGCGGGTATCAGAAGGCCTTCGCCTTGGTGTTGCGCCAGTGCTGTGCCGAGAAGCTGGTCTACGGGTGGAACGTCTGATGACCATTGACATTCCTAAACGCAACCGAAACGTCAAAAGACTCCTCCAAGAGACCTATCTGCTTCGAGCACCCAATGCCTCGGCGCCATTGTGCCCCGACGTTAAGATCAGCGTTCGGGCTGGTAATGGAACCGCATACCATTGGATCATGATCGAGTTCAGCAAGCGCGTCCCTCTGCCGCCCGGAATGAGCCACAACCGTATCGAGGAGGCGATCACCGATCTTATTATCGGCGCCGGCATCCACGTCAGCACCTTTGCCAGCGACGGCGATTATGTCGGTAAGTGCGTCAGTGTTCGGGTGCCGCACCAATGACCGTTTGGGTCTACTTCCACGGTGACGGCTCCGTCACCATTTTCGCAACCGAACTTGCGGCGCTCCGCTGGTTTTCCGTGTACGATCCGGAAGGCGTCGCCTTCGAACATAAGGTGGTATCGTGACCCTCGATCTCAAGATTTCCTTGGCGCTAGCATTCGTCGGCGCCTTCGTTGTGGTATGCCTTCTGTGAGCTGGTTTCCCTGGGCGCAGGCCCCCGCGCGATCGAACATGACGACCGGCGAACTTATCGATTGGCTGCGCTACCGCGCAATTGACTTCGGCATGCCGCCGCAGTTTATCGATGCGGTTGACGCGCTCGACGTGACCGACAAGGATGCCGAGATCGAAAAGCTCGGCGATGAATTGACGGATATGGAAAAGGTTCGTGACGACCTGTACGAGGAACTTGAAAGCCTCGTAAACTCACTTGACGAAAATCTTGACCCGGATAAGTCACCGCCAGAAATAGAGCGCACTTTAGGGTTTGCGCGCAAAGCGCTGGAGCGCCACAGAAAGTGACCTTCGTCCCTAGACCGCACCAAATCGAAGGCGTACAGGCGCTAATTGCGCATGACGGCCGATTTTCGGCTGCTGAAGTCGCAGGCGGCTGCGGCAAGAGCGCCATGTACGGCATGCTCGCTTTCCACTACAGCCAGTTCGGCCGTGTACTGATCGTGGCGCACAATAAAGAACTAGTTGGGCACAATGCGAAGGCCTGCCGCGATTTGGGCCTAAGTCCTGGTATCTGCTCGTCATCGATCAGTACGAACGCGTTCGCTCGCATCACAGTCGGTACGATCGGAACGATCCTAAACCGAGCGCATTTGTTTCGTGACGTAGTGGCTATCCTGGTAGACGAAGTTCATAGGGTGCCGCCTGCGAAGTCATCGCAATACCGGAAACTGTTTGACAAAATCCCGCATGCGAAGGTGCACGGCCTAACTGCCACGCCATTTCGATCAGATGGGACTGGCGATCTTGTCAAGACATTCGGCCCCGTGATATTCCGCTATTCCTTCATGGATGGGCTGCGAGACGGCTACGTGAAGCCCATCGTTCCCGTCGATGCCGGCGAAGACGAGACGATTGATGTTGAGGGGCTGAAGACGACAGCCGGCGATTTCGAT